TATATGGTTAAGTATATCATTTTTTATTTAATTAAGCAACAAAAGTGCATAAAAAAGAGGGCAGAGATTAGTCTGCCCCCTAATTTATTAAGAATTTACTTCTTTAGAAGCAACTTCTGTAGTGCTGCAATCTGCTTGTTGATTGTTGCAATAAGTGAAACAATCATCTTTAGGATTTCAGCATTAGATACAGTAGCAGTTGATTCTGTTACTTTGTATGAAACTACCTTAGCAGAATCTGTTGAAACATATGCAGGTAGATCAACTACTGCATTAAATGCTCCAGCATTGTTGCCAACGGTAAACTGATAAGTCTTTGATCCGTTTGCAAATGTATCTGTTGAGGTTGCTGTTCCAACTGGTGTCATTCCACCAGCAGAGATTGCTACTCCAGTTCCAAGTGTTGCTGCATCATGCACCTTAGCACCTGAAATATCAGTTGCTGATACAGTTAATTTTGCAATTTCGCCTGGAAGGTATGATTCCTTATCAAACTTTGCTGTGTACTTATTAACACCTTGACCACAACGAGCATCAAACTCATTTGAGTAGATAACTGTTAGATCTGAAAGAGTATGTTGAATGCGTACCTTTGTTGATCCTGATGTAGCAGCGCATGTCCAACCACCAGTTTGTACTGCTGTAGCAGATGATGCTCCAGCAACAGAAACAGCAGTTACTTGTGCGTTGTACTTTGTGGTATCAGCAGTTGGAGTAACTCCAGCCAATTGATTACCAGCAGCATCCTTGACTACAAAGTCATAGGTGCCTGTACGTGCTCCACCAGCCTGTGCAATGTCTTCACCAGAAACTACAATAGATGCAGCCTGTCCAGTGAATGTAATTGACTTAGTTGTTAATACTGTTCCATTGAATGAAACTGTAATTGTTGTTGCTACTGGCTTGTTTGCATTAGCAGTACCCTGCTTTACGTGGAGAACTCCACCAACACCCGTCTTAGCAGCAAATGAAACCTGAGTGCTTGGAGCACCGTCCCATGCAACAACTGCTCCACCTGTAACAGATGCCTGTAGAACACCATTTGTTGAGAGAGTAGCGTCATATGCGTCTTTTGCAAGAACGTTAACATAACCTGTTCCATCATTAACAACTGTTGTTGAACCAGCAACATCTGCGTTAGAAGCAAGAGTTCCTGCTGTTGAAGTATCTTGAACACGTCCAAAACTGTTTGCTACAGAAAGAATATTTGTCTTTGCAACAGTTCCAGCATAAATTGTTTTGATATCAACTGTAGAAGTGGTTGAGCCAACCTTCTTCTTTTGAGTTACTGTTACAGTGCCTGCACCGTTAACAGTTAACTTAACATTTGTAGGCAATACAACTGCTGTTGAAGTTGTTGCTGTAAATGTAAATGTTTTACCTAAATTGGTAAGTGTTACCCCTGTAGGGTTTGATCCTGCTGCTGTGTAATCAGTAAATGTTGCAGGGCCAGAAATCTCTAGTGAGAGATTGTCGTCTGCTGTAGCAGCCAAAGACTCGCTAGTTGTTAAAGCAAGTACTGCGTTAACTCCAGCCTCTGCCTTAGTTGTGTCTGCCAATACTGTTACTCCACGAGCACCTGCAGCCAACGAATCGGATAGTACATATCCGTTAGTTACTGCTGCTTGAGCCTGCGGAACTGCAACAAAGAATGTGCTTGCTACTGCTGCAGCCGTAACAAGTGCGATCTTCTTAAATGAATTCATCTTTCTCCTTGTTTAGTTTATATTATGTTTAATCTATCAAGAAAATCCCTAACATCTTCAGGCATTTCCTTGTTATCCAATTCTACCATAGCCTTCTGCTTCTCTGCAAGTCGTGTAGAGGAAGACCAGGTATGAATATCAATCTCAAGATTAGTATCCTTTGGTGTATGAGAGATGGCACCAAAAACAGCACCACATACAGCATCTGCTAAATCTTTAGATTTTTTTCTAGGGTGATCAACACGATTACCCTTCATTATTTTTAATTCTGACATTTCTTCTAACAATAATGGAATCATAGGAATGGCAACACGCTCTTCATAAATCATCATTGCTAAATCTTCATAATGTTTTTTAGCAACAGAAACAGTATCAGTTCTTATTCCTACTGCTTTTAATTCATTTTGAATATCAAATGATTGCCAACGGTCAAAAGACACAATGCCAATATTAAAACCCTGTCTACGTAGATTAATGATCCATTGTTTTACCTCAGAAAGATTAACTGGACCTTCTGACTTCGGTTCCCACCATGCAACTGCATCTACTATTACGATTGGGGCCACCTGTTCATAATCTTTAATTACCTGAATATTTACCCACTTATCTACGTGTGCAATTGCTACCGCACACTTATCGTGTTTTTGTGCAAGGTCAGCGTGTATGTAATAAACTTTATCTGGATCTGGTTTAAAGTTTTCTGAGAATCTTCTAAAACTATCAACAGGGTTTGCTAGCGTCATACATTTTATTAACTTATCTTTTTGTTTAAAAAATGCATCTGATGAGTATGTTGGCGTACATAGAAAACGCATCATTGCATCACCAAGATCTGTTAAAAACGCAATTTTAAAATCATCTATTTTACGAGTAGGATTTACTTCCCATGTTGGACGCTTAAGAGCCAAAACTTTTGGAATCTTGTAAGAAAGAATGTGGTCTTCTTCCCAAGTAATTTCAAACTCATTATCTGGTCCTTCTGGCAACTCTTCATTAATAATAAACTTATGTCTACGCTCTATCGTTTCTTTATCTGCAATAACAGAATCATATCTTTGAGAAATATAATCACCTTGATAACGTGGGAACGAAAGAAGAACTACCTTACCAAGATCAGGAAAACGAGAATCTACTGTACCACGAAATGCTTTATAAATATTTTCTGCAGTCTTACCTTGTTCGTTGCCTGTTCCGACTTCAGATGCAAAACCAGAAATTTCATCAAGAACAGCCATGAATAAGTTTAAACCTTCGTGTGATTCTCTTTCTGAGTGTCCAGAGTAAACAGTAATTGCTTTATCAAATTCAACTGAATCTGCTTTTGGGTTATACTTTCCAGCAAACCAAGGGGACTTTTCAATCTTAGTTTTAAAACCTTTAAAAAAAACATTTTTAGCCTGTTGTGCGTTAATCGCTACGTTAATAATATCTATAGCATCTCCAGATGGTTTACCATAGTATGATGCTGGATCTTTAAGGCATAACAGTTTATACACTACATATGCACAGGCTACTGTTGATACGAAATCTTTACCGCTACCCTTGCCAAGTTGAAGAATAATTTCATTTTTAGTATACTTTGCAAAATAGGCAGAGCCTTCTGCTTCGCCCATAATCTCTATCAAATCTTCTTTACGATAGATTTGACTCATTGCCTCAACAATGTCATATTGAATATTAGAAAGTTGTGGTTGTCCTAAATAGTCTGGAGACTCAACAAATGTTTTAGCATCAACTGGCTTTTCAATAAAATGATTTTCTTTAAGAACTTCAAAAAAATCATTGAACATCGTGGACAACGGTAATCACTTCGCCTTCTTTAGCAATTGCTGAAAGTCTTTGCATAATAATGTCACGAACTTCTGGATGCGATGATGCAATATCTCTAAGGATTCCAACAAGAACTTCTTGCCTGCGTTCAATCTCAACCATTTCTTCTGCAAGTTCTTTATTTTCAAGCAAACCAGCCTTTTGCAACATATCAATTCTTTTAGATTCAATATCCATAACAAGTTTAATACCTGCTGTTTTTGCACTCAGGTTATTTGTTAGACTTGACTCATCAATAACTTCATATGCCTTTGTAATAAGTTTTGTATAGTGTGTATCTGCACCAACCAACGCTTCTTTAGCACGTGCACGAATAGCATCATTTGCAGATGCCATCACCTTCCACTCATTAATTAGTTGAACAACACGAGTGCGTGGAATATCAAGTTCTTTAGAAATAACCGTTGGGTCATTACCTTTTAGATATTCAGTTACAACAGTATTAACTTGGTCTAGGTGGTCTACTAAATCTTTTTCAGTTGACATTTTTTTCCTTTGCTATTTTAAGCAAAACCAAATATCCAATAAGGTCATCAATATCGTTGTCTCCAACGTATTCAGTACCTTTCATTAGTCTACTTAACTTATCATCAATTCTAACCCTAAGTTGTTCTGCTGGATCTGCCTTGCTAAAAATTCTAACTGGATCTAAAGCAGAATCTCCGTAAGCAATATTTTTTTCAATAAGCATGTGTGCAATAGAGTGACACGTTGCCCAGATACTAGGACCAGATGGGGCACCAACTGATTTTAAATATAAATCTTGACAACTAAAATCTTTTACATCTTCATAGACTGGTTGAAGTTTCATCGTTTAGACTTCCTTAGTCCAAATTTTGCAAGGTAGACATAAACAGTTTCCACGGTACATCCACACTCCTTTGCAATTTCTTCAGGAGTCTTTTTATCCATAACATAGCGCTTACGCATAAAAATCTCTGATGTATATAGTTTAGCAGCCATACTATTATTTGTCAACTTCCGACTCAGAAATGTCATAATCATAAGCATTTGAGTCTTCTAAAACCCATTTATCATAACTTTCAACATCCCATTTGTTTGTATTAATAAGTCTTTGAATAACTAGATCTTTTTTAGTTACAAATGATGGCTCTTTTAATCTAATACGGTTATTAGGCTGTACTGCAAAGTTTCCATCATCTCTTTGAATAACATGCCCACATTTATGTTGCCCTGGATTTTCTGAGTATCCGTCATCTAAAATATTACTTTCTGGATTATGCCAATCTAAAGTAAATAAATATTTTCCACCAACATTATTTTTATTTCTATCTATATATGACATCCTCATATTGCTTAAATTCTCAAACTTTGTAACTGCTATATGTGGACTAAAAGAATTCCACAGAACAAGATTATAAATTGGTTCTTCTGGAACACCTGGCTTAGTACAAAATGCATTAATTGGCATTCTCCACCAAATACCACCATCTTCCATTAAAAAATGAAATAGAGGACTTCTGCTTTTAATACTAGAAACACCAAAAATTACACATGGAAAATATTTATCATGACTATCTTCTTGGTCTCTTAAAAAATTACCACGAACATAACATTCAATTGGTGGAATATTTGCATTTAATTCTGGCACTATTCTTTACTCCTTTGTATTGTTTTAAGTTTATCCCAAAACCCCCCAGGATTTCCTTGATAAACCTGTCCAGTTTCACGATCTACTAATAACCATTTTTCTGGAGACAATGTTTTCACAATTAAAGAAACTTCATTCTCTTCTTCTTTGAAAACAAAACTATTTCTATTCATTATATCCTACTGCTTTATCCCAATTATTAATAGCCCAGTGACCGATGCCACAAGCGTCAGCAACGTCATTATCGTTAATAGTTTTATCATAGTTGATTTCAATTAGTTTTATAGTCCTTTCTTTTCTAAACTGTCTTTCATATGTCTTATACCAAGAATCTGACTTTCCAGGATTTTTTGATCTAAGCAACAGTTGTTCTTCTTTTGTTAATTTTTTATTGCCAAGATAGTTCTGCCAAGTAATTGGAGAAACTTTTCCAATGGTTTTAATACCATACATTGCAGCAGCCCCTAGAAGTGCTCCTTGAACCAGTGCAAGATCAGCAGCAGTTTTTGGACTATTCATAAACACTGTGTGTTCAATAACAATGGCATCTGTTTCTATAACAGCATCAAAATATGCTAATGTTTTTCTTGCTGCATCACCAACTTTTTCATAAATGTCTTTACCTTGAAAATTGATTTTACCAAACTGTGTTAATTCTTTATCAACAAAAAGTGCATATGCAAGACTGTTAGTGCTAGCATCAATAGCACATATTCTTTGTGGCTTACCAGTCTTGTTCATAGTCAACAATTCCTTTTAATTGTTTTAACATCTTGTCTACTTCTTTTTTACTTACATTACAATTAGAGCAAAAACCAGAATCATTATATATTGATAGTTGCTCTCCACAACCACCAAGACATATTCTCTTTTTACCAATCCTTCTTTGTCTGCGAGTTATTTGATATCTTTCTGCTATCTTTTCTTTTGTAGCATCATCTCTACATGATTGTCCACAATAAATTTGATAACTTACTTTGGGTTCAAAGTGATTGTCGCATCGTTCACATAGTTTCACTTAACCCCTCCAGGGACTTAAGTTTAATCACTCCAGTTCCTGCATCTGCACATGCCTGTTGAATAGGACATGTTTTACAGATCTTTGAGTTTGAGCGATAATTTTTTGTAGGTAGTGTACGATCTACCCAAGCCTTACGAACATCACGCATCCATTGAAAAGTATTATCAATCCATTGACGATAGTAGTCATCAACTTCAACTGGAAGAACTAACAGTTCGTGATTGTTTTTATTTTCATAAATCAAAACACCCTTTTTCTTACCAAGAATTTTCATATAAATAAGTAATTGAATAAGGTGTCCAAGTTTTGGTTTCATTGAGTTTTTGCGATACTCAAAACCTTCGTTAAGCATTGTTTTAATTTCACCAACAATATCTTCACCTTCCCACTCAATCATTGCATCCCCATAGCCAAAGATTGGTGGATCATCATATCTAATTTTAAATTCTGTTGTTGGTTGGTTGTCGTCATCTTTAAATATTTTTGCTACTCCAGCATTCATCATTGCTGATTGAATTCTTCCATGTGAAAGAGTTCCAGCAGTCATGTTTGCTGCACCATATGCATCTGCATTATCTTCAAATGTTGCGCCATCAAATGCTAGATACCAATATCTTGGGCATTCTCCATGGCTATATGCAATTGTTGAAGGAGCAAAGGTTTTCTTAGTCTGAAACTTTGGTCCACGATTAATAACATATCCAGATTTTATTTTTTCAATTAAAGCATCTGAATCAAGTATATTGTTTTTATTAGAAACACTTTTTATCATAACGCTCTGTAGTAAGTTTTTTGTCATTTTTATCCCTTGTTTGTATTTAAGTATACCAGTTAGCGCATTATGTACTTGAGTGCTGATACTAGATCGTTAATTGATTGTGCTGCTGTAAAGTATATATTTTTCTTTGCCCTGTCAGATTTATCAACGTTAGCCATCCAAGTGGCTTTAAATGACATCTTTGCTGCAATAGCCTGTAGTCTTACTATTTCAAGACTAGCAGCCTGTAGAGGAATATCTGGCTTAATAATAATCTTTGCAATCATAGTTAATGCAACAGTTAACTCTTCATCTTGCATATAGTCTGCAATTTCTGTTAAGCCATTAACCATATCAAGTGTTGTTTTTTGTGGTCCTGTATCAGACATCTTTATCCCCCTCTGTTAATTGTTCTAGCATGTCCATTTCAATTATAGCAAGTCTTACTTTTGTATTGCCTTCTCCAAGAATAACAACTATTGCTGGAGACTTGTCTCTGCCAGCCTGGATGGAGTCTGTAACAACTTTGGCCCAAACATCTTTATTAAGAGTAAATGATTTGCTGGCTTCTTTAAAATCAACAACAAAGTCTCTCCATGTTGCATCACCTTTTTGAGTATTACGGCCAGAGTTTTTGTGTTGTTTTGCACCAATTCTTTTTGACTCATTTTTTTCACTCATTAATAAAATCCTTTTTCTTTTTCTTTTGTGGGACTAGTCCAACTTTTGAAATATGTTTTTTTGAACACATCCATGTTGCATCTCCCGCTTCAATCCAATATCTTAAAGATGTTACTTCTTCTTGACAAGTTTTACAAGGAAACTTACCAGGATATACAGAAAACTTTTTATCAAGCATTAATTATTTTTGACTTAAGTTGTTCTTGCAACTCTAAGTCTTCCTTAACCCTATTAATA